GTTGAATCTCTGAAGACTTCATAGCATTTACCATTTTTTACTACATGAGAAACAACCACCTGTAATTTAAGGTCATTAGGGTAGCTTCCTACTGGAATGTTATCCTCAGACGGACATTTTATAAAGAACTCTTTATCTTTTTTGACTTTGGGTTTATATTCTGGCGGCTCTGGTATATCTGGTCGAGGTTGTTCTGGCTGTCTAACTGGATCAGTAGGAATAAATTTATCAGGGTGATATTCTAAAGCCTCAAATATTGGATAACTTACAACAGGATAATCAAGCTTTGGTTTATCAATAATATCTAAAGTTGTCGGATATTGTTCCCATGTTTTTGTTTTGGGAATAAATATTTCTTTTATCTGTATCTGTGGTATTTCAATTCTTGGGATTTCCAAGAGAGTTCACCTTTGGTGGTTCTGGTAGCTGTACAGATGGCCCTGTGAAATCTGGCATCTTATTTCCCATTACATCTGGTAATTTATCCTCCAGACTTCCCATAATCTTGTTTTTCAATGTCCTCTCAAATTCTGGGCTTTGCATATAGCGAATTGCTACATATCCGAAAGCTGCCATTGAAACGGACATTAAAAATGACAGAATAGAAATAATTTTTATAACTCGGTCTAGCATGGTTTCAAAGGCAATACTTAAAGCAATTTCTCACACTTTAATTATATCAATGCTGCTTAT